GATGCACGAATATTACCAATCGTATTAATTCCTACTCCTTTCTTCCCTGCTATTGCTGGATTACCACCTACTTGGAAAGTATCACGGGGATCTGTAGTTCCCACACCCACTGAGCCAGCAGCATATATTGAAGTATAACCTAAACCTACATCAACATCTTCCCACTGTGAGGTTGGAAGACTTGTTAAATTAGAACCATCTCCTCTGAATGATGTTGCACTTATAACTCCACTTGCAATCGTAATTGCTGTCCCTACTTGTATCTCAGTAATCGTTGCAACACCTGATACAAATACATCTGATGCGGTTACGAGTCCAACAACTTTAGCAGTTCCACGAACATCAAGAAATTCGGATGGAACCGAAGTTCCAATACCGACCAAACCATTAGCATTTACTATAAAATTGTCTTCGTCAACCTGAACTCCATTACGGAAATTAAAGGTCTTTCTGATATTCGCCATTTATACTGATTTTTTAGTTATTTATCTGTTAAATTATCAACCTTAGCTGATAGTTCCTTAACTGCTTCTATTAATAGAGCAGTAAGTTTCTCATAATTAACTGCGTGTGTTCCATCTTCTCTTATATCAGTAAGACCAGGAAGTCCAAGTTTTTCAACTTCTTGTGCAACCACACCAGTATCTGCTTTTCCTTCCCACTTAGATGCTGCGTTCCAATTAAATGTATTACCACTAATTGAAAGAACTTTAGCAAGAGGATCATCAATAGGTGTGATGTTATCCTTTAATCTCTTATCTGAAGATGCAAAGGCAGTAATGTCTCCACCAACGTGAAGGTCATTATTAATACCAACACCACCACTTACAACGACTGCACCAGTTGTTTTACTGGTTGAGTTTGTGGTTGACTGAACTGCAAGAGTTCCAGCAACAGTTGTAGCATCGTTAGTACCATTACCTAAATTAACATTACCAACAATACTTGCAATACCAACAACAATCAAATCATCTTTAAGTTCAATCTTTCCTCCTGTTGAAGCAATTTTAAGATTACCTGCTTTGGTATCAATAGTATTATCATCAGTCTGAGCAATCTTGATGTTACCAAACTCAACAGTAGAACAATTCAATGTTCCAGTAACATTAAAGTCACCACCAACATTCAGGTTACTACCAATTCCAACACCACCTTTAACTGTAAGAGCTCCAGTAGTTGTAGAAGTTGATTGAGTATTATCTGATATGTTTACTACCTTAGTAAATGTTGCATTACCTTCAGTTCTAACGTCCTTACTAAATGTAACTGGACCGTCAAACTGAGTAAGAATAGTTCCAGAAGTTCCACCCTCAACAGTAAGTCTTTCCTTAATAACAACTTCATCAAAGACAACACTAAGTCTTGATGGATCTTCACCTGTAACAGTAGGAATAGGAGCATCAAATGTTTGCTCTGTACCAGTTGCAGAACTTACTCTCTTATTACCAATAAAGAAGTCACCGTCATTGTTCATACCTGTATAAACAACCTGACCACAAGATCTTTCTTGTGACTGTACTAGGAACTCTTCTCTTTCACTAAGTGTCTTAGTCTGAACCTGTGGAAGACCAGTTGAATAGTTACCTGGTCCATAACCAACATATTCAAATGTATGACCAGAAGATCTAATGATAGACGGTCTACGGAATTCAATAGGTAATGGTTTAACCTTCTTGATTAATGAACCACTAGAATGATTTGCCTTTGTAGTTCCTAATGTACCACGAATAACTGATATTTCATTTAATCCAGCACCAGTTAGAGATGAAGAAACAACTCTCATCATCTCACCATCAATCTGAATATAAGATCCTAGTGAGTATCTAATTGCAGTACCAATACCAGCAGAAGGTGATGAAACTACAATTGAAGTTTCATTAGTGATATTTGATCCTAATGTAAGAGTATCACCCTCGTAGAATGATAGTCCTCTAGCACCAAGATTTTCACCAGATTCATCAGATGTGGCATCAGCAGCAGCAAATCCAAGAGGTAAAACAAATGCACCTGATAAATTAGCACTTGTCTTAGAAGAGAATGTATTAACACCAACTCTTTCTTTAACTGTAAAATCACCTAGATTTACATTACTACTGTCTATTACTCTAAATCCACTACCAGATACTAATCCGTGAGCAGAAGCACAAGTGAAGGTCGAGATTCCACTTACAGATTCATAATCATCAGAATTAATAGCAACAGATGGACCTACATTAATAGCATACTGATTTGGATATGATGTAGGATCTCCACTTCCTGTAGTAAGTTTAACTGTAGTTGTAGAAGGAACTGATGCAATTCTATAATAACCATCAGTTGCAGTACCAATACCAGTTATCTGTAATACATCACCAATGTTAGTTGTAATACCAGCAGTTGTAACAGCAATTTCTGCTCCACTACCAGCACCAATAAAGGTGGGGTCAAAGTCTAGTGTCTCAGCACCATATCCAGAACCACCAGCAATAATTTCAGCATTAGTAACTGCTCCACCAGCAACTGTTACTCTTGCAGTTGCACCATCCCAAGTTGTAGTTCCATCATTGAATAATTTAACGTTCTGATATGTTCCGTTAGTATATCCAGAACCACCAGTAAGTGTGGTATAAGTTACGATACCACTAAATCCGTGAGCTCTATCAAATGTAACTGTAGAAACACCAGTTGTAGCATCTACACCAGTAATCTTAAGACCTACACCAAAGTCTTGTACGAATTTATCAGCAGATTCTCTTGTAATACTCTTCTTAAGATCACTAGTCTCAACATCACCAAGAGGAGATCTCTTAGCAAATGAAACTGAAGAAGATGGGTTATCATTTTCATTATCTTTATCAAGTTGTGGATATAAATCTACAACATTCTGACCATACTTAGTTCCTGTAAATTCTGTTGGTATACTTTGATCTGCTTTTAGAACATATAGATGATAGATACCATCCTGAACATTATAGATGTATGGAGTTATTACTTCATTTCTATAGATGTAGTAGTTTGATTGTAGATCATTTCTACTGAATTTTGGTAGTGCAGTAGTTCTTGATGCTGTATCATTAGTAAAGTTTCCAGCATTATGAACATTACCATCAGTATCAGTAGTTGAATATTGGAATTCTTGTGCGTTTGTAACCTGACTTACAATAAATGTACCATTGTAAGCAGAATTTGCTGCACCTACTGTATTTGTAGTACTTTGAACATTAGTAACTATAATCTGATCATTAAGATTTAAGTTATGTGGAAGTTCAGATCTAACTGAAACTGTTCCACCAGATGCAGAACAAGTACTAATAAATCTTGGATTCTTATCGTATCCATAATCAGCAGATGTAAGACTTGTTAAACCAAAATCAGCATTAGATCTTGCACCAGTTGAACTAGAATCCTGAATTACAAATCCCTCATTAGGATCTTTGGAGTTAATAAGTTCTTTAGGTATAACAACACGCATCTTATAGATCTTTTCATCTAAAGATCTTGGGTCTGCTGTTCTTTTAATATAAGATATGTTTGATACTGCACCGATTCCAGCAACACCTTGAGATGCGAAATCAGTATAGATGTCATTACTTGTTGTACTATGAACAAACCAGTTGTTATGAAGACTATCCCACTGAATAGGAGATCCTATATCACCAGCAAACTTATCAGATACTCTACTCTCAACATATAGTTTTGTTCCACCATAAACTGTAATTGCTGTTCCATTTTCAGCATTGGTTAATGAAGATGCAATCTTAATCTCTGTACCAGATTGACGAATTGCATAATACAATACATTTGGTTCAATATTCTCTGGGAGATCTCCATCATCACTAAAGATTCTTATCTTCTCACCAGTTTGAATCTCGTGAGTTCCAATATTAAAGATATTAGATGCTGCTGTATTATTCTGAATGAATGTAGGTCCAGACTGAACACGTTGAACTTTAGCACTAATATCACTACCTAGAGCAATAGTAGATGCAGAACTAACTACATTATCTACCATTGTAATAGATGCTGATTCAACTGTTCCAGTGTTTAGATATAATTTCTCAGTAGTTTTTGCACCTATTCTATAACCTTGAACAGTAGTAGGTGGTTTACTATCTTGATCTGTCCATCCATATAAGTAAAGATGACTAGAAATACCAACAGCAGTAGTAAGTCCCACATCTAATGATTGCCATTCAATATCAATACTATTACCACTAATTGCTTTTGGTGTAATAACATTAGTTACAAAGGCATTATTATCTTTAGAGAAAGCATTCTTCTTAAATCCTTCAGCAGATAACGAGATCTGACCAAAGTTAGAGTTAGAGTTAGTAACAGATGCGTCAGAACCAGACCTAGCATCAAAGTGTTGATTGAATCCAATAGCAAATACAGATACAATCTGTAAAGTTGAATCATTCTCCATCCTCAAATGACTAGTTTCCCATCCAGTCCTATAAACTGCATTTGTATCTAAGTGATAAACACTAGCAGCATCAAGAGATGAAGCTTCTTTAGTTAGATTTGCTCCTTTTGCTAATCCAACTGTTATTCCTTCATATAATCTAGAAGATTCATTATATTTTACAAAGGCACGATCATCTTTTTGTAGAGAAACACCCGTAAACTGGGCAATAACCATACTCTTAAATCCAGATGCTTTCTTACCATCAGCAAGAAGACCATTCATACCCCATACAGAACGCATAGAGCAGTTAAAGATGTATGGTGATGCACCTGATACAGTATCAGTTTCAATAGTAACTGTTGAACCAGAAGCGGCAGGTGTAGCAGGAAGATTTGGTCTTACATATGGAAGTAAATATGTAAATTGAGTTGTATTTAATACAGTATTAACTTTAGTTGATATATTATAATCTGGTGTTGCTACTCCCTTAATCTTAATTGGTGTATCACTAGTAAATCCATGTTCTCCAGTAGTTGTAACTGTAATAAGAGTTCCAGGAGTTGAACCATCTCCAGATATTATACTTGAGATAGAAAATGGATCGGTAGCAAATGCTCCAACAATCTCCCATTCAGGTCTTTGCTTGGCAAATCCATCAGGATCAGATGGATACTTTTGATCAATATCTCTAGTAGAAGCAACGTTAAATGCGTTCGACAACTTACTATAATACATGTCGAGATCAGTGATCGTATAACCAGAAGGTTTAGTTATACCATCAGCATACTCAAAACAAGTTAGTTTATGGTGAGAGAAATTTGGTGTTGATTGGTTATTAGATGAGAAATCAACAGGGTCAGTATAAACTAATCCAGTTTCATCACCATCAAATATAGAGAACTGCCAGAAATAGCAAGAACCAGTTACTCTGAATATAGCAGTTTTTGGTGCATTAAGAATAGAATCAGTTGGGTTTGGAACATATTTTGGCTTTATCTTTGTCTTTCTTAGGTCAAGACCTACAATAGAAGTACCACGAGGAACAATTACACCACCGTTGATACTGTTGAATTTATAAAGTATATTATCTTCCTGTGTTAAATCAAAATTGGATGATAAATTTAATGTTAATGTAGTCTGTGCAGCAGATTCTCCACCAGAAGGTGATACAGCAGTTGCCACCCCACCATTATCTTTTATAGCGAATCCTGGACGGTTATCAATTATATGATCACCTGGATATACAAGTATAGTTGTCTTCTCTACTATATCGTTATTACTACCCCTTAAGTATGAGAATCTTGCCGACTCAAGCAATGCTCGCTGAATCGTTTTAAAAGGTTGAGTTAATGAATTACCCTGATTGGTGATCGCATCAGTAGAATCAAGATCGTTCGGATTTACATACAGAATGCGACCTTCAGTATTCTTGACGAAATTCTCTAGCTTATTAAGAGGCATCGGATTATATGGACCAATATTATTTCTATGATCTATTTATGTTGTCAGAAAAATAAGAATAATTAAGGAGCATCAGAATTGTCTTCTGTATGCATACGGATAAACTCTTCATCAGTTATTACAGTATCAACTAATCCTTCTTTTTTCAATTTTTTGTAATTATAACACCCATCAAAACTAAGTTTGACTTTAGGATTATTTGGTTTTTTCATGAATGGAAAGTCCAGCGTATTCTATTCTCTCTGGATCAAGTAATTTATGAACTACTTCTTTAACATCCATAAACTGTTCGGTTGTTTCACACGTTATCACTCTCTCTTCTCCATCATCAGAGATAAGAAGAAAGGATCTATTACACACATCAATGATAGTGCGATTTATAAAATCGTCATCCATACCGTCAGTCACTTAATCCAGACATCATAGGATATGTATAAGGGTTTGTCAACTAGGATGGTTTAGTAGGATATGTAGGGTCTGATGGATCACTAGTATTTGCAGGTAAATCTCTTAATGCCTGTCTGTATGTTTTCCACTCTGCCAACTTTGAATCACTCAAAGGACTATCAGGTAATACTCTATAATCACTCTCAGCAAGAAGTGCATTTCTTTCTCCTCTTATCTCTGCCCAATATTCACTAGGTGTTAATTCATCACCAA